ATTCACTGTTGATGATGGATTATATTATGCCTACGAAGTTGAAGGACAACATCCTAAACGCTATTTCCAAAGAGCTATAAACACATCGGAAGATTGGATACTTAATAACTTTGCTAGACATATTAAAGGAAGGTTTACATTCGCATGACCGAGGTAGCATATTCATCTACTAGAAAACTCTTAGTACAAAGTGGTGACTTAATAGCTTTAGTACCATTAACTAACATAAGGATAGGATTTACACCAGAACCAGATTCTTATCCATGTATTACTTTAACTCAAGTAGCTGGTTCAACATTTGGATATACAGGACATGGTACTTCACCAAAAGGTTCAAAACTTAGGCGTGATGACCACACATTTCAAATAGATATCTATACTAGAAGTGGTGTATTAAATCTAGAACAAATAGCAGACCAAGTAGATAAAGCTCTTATGTCTGGAACTGGTTATAGAAAGGTAAGTGACAACGATTATAGAGAAGAGTATTTAAATGCCAATAGAAAGATTCAGACTTGGACTTTCTGGAATCAAGTTGAGGATTAATGTATAAATGTATTTATTGTAATAACGTAAACTTAATAGGAAGGAAATATGGGAACTGTAACAGGTAAAGATGCGACTATTTGTATATGGTCAGGAGCTACAGCTAAGACTCAATCACTCTGGGGAATCTCAGATTTTAGTCTTACATTTGATAGAGGTACAGTTGAACAGGAACTTGTTGGTGAAACAGGTAACTGGTTTACATTCGGTGCTCTATCAGTAGAAGGTTCATATACAAATTGTAAGTTTGCATCATCTGGAAACTCAGATGCACTAGACAGTATCATCTACGGAAATCTTATAAATATATCTGGTGCTATAGCTACAAACAATCTAACCTGGTTCTTCCATTCATGTCAAATAACTGGTTATGACATTGCAATTGGAGATGCCGACACTATATCCGAAGCATCCATAGATTTTACAGTTATGGACCCGTTCCGAATGACTTACGTTGATGCAACTGGTCATATGGAAGATAATGGTAGTTAGGTGAGATAATATGGCAACTAATCCCGTAACATATACAGGAAAGGACGCAGCTATTCAAATAGGTAAAGCTGGTTCTTTAAGAACACATTCAACCCTTGGTATATCTGATTATTCTCTTACCTTAGACAGAGGAACCGTAGAACAAGAATTAGTAGGAGAAACTGGTAACTATTTCACAGCAGGGTCATTATCCGTTGAAGGTTCATTAACAGCTTGTAAGTTAGAGGACGGTGCAGCTGGTGACTTGCTTATGGCATGTATCACTGGTTCGTACATAGTGTGTTCAGGTCATTGTGGCACAAAGTCATTACACTGGTACTTCCAATCATGCGCTGTAACTGGTTTTGATATCGCTTTAGGAGATGCTGATACCATTACAGAAGGCTCAGTGGATTTCGTAGTAATGGACCCACAATATGTAACAACCGTTACAAAGTTGGACCTTGGTGGCACTGTAATTGAGAGTGTCTATACTTAAGTATTACAGTAGTTTCGGTCGAGATAATGGAGGTGATTCAAATGGCCGATGAATCTAAAGAAAATAAAGAGGAAAGGTTGAAAGCTCTACAAGATAAATCTAAAACTCCCTCTAAAACTCTTAGAGAAGATTTCATAAAACAATTAGCTACTCGTGAGAAATTAGAAAGAGACTATAAAGAAGATACTTTATTTGTAACTTTTTACTCCTCACCAGAAACTAAGCGTACTATCTTGGCTAGAAAGCCAAATCAAGAAGAGTTTCTTAAGATATTAGCTCTTACGATAGAAGCAGCTAGATATGAAGGCAAAGTAGATGATAAGTCCTTAACTAGGATGAAAGACATCTATGGTGGCTTAAATGAGATGGCAGCTTCGCTATCCTCAGACCCTAAATTAGATAAGGAATTCTGGGGTAAGTGTGTATCATTCAATACACTACAAAACTTCATTACAGAGCTAATCACGGAATCTCAAAAGAGTACAAGTGTACCTGAAGAAGAACTAGAATCCTTTCGTTAAAAGCGGACTAGGTTACATGGAATTTGAAATCTGTAAACTACTCCGTGTAACTCCAAAAGAGTTAGGGGACAAAAGACGAAAGGACCCTCAAGGTGTAGAATTTCTCCAAAGAGCCATCATAGATAGATGGGATAGAGAAATGAAAGCACATGAGGAAGCTGAACGAAAGGCTAAAAGAGGAAAAAAGAGTATCCGTAGGGTTTAGTAAAACATGTATGTTCACATGATGTTATAATAAGGATAAGATATGGCAGCAATAGTAATAGTAGAAGAGATGACTGGTCCAACAGCATCACCTATATTCACCTTTAAAGATACTACTACTGGTAGTAGGTACTATACGGCTGATGAATCGGGCTCATCCTTAACGACTTATCCAATACCAATTCCGACCAATGATGGTGGTGTTAGTGGTTCTTATTGGAAGACACATTTAATAAATGTAACATCAGCACCTAGTCAATGGATAAAGAATATTAGGTATTATCAGACATGGTCTTCTAGTCCTAAAGCTGACTGGAACTTAGGTTCTAGTAATACATGGCCAGCTGGATTATATATAGGAGTATCTTCTGCTACACTCGAAGATTGTAAATCGCTCACACAAGGATTCCATTCAGGTTCTTATGCTAGAGCTAGTGGTACTCAAGGAACATGTGGATATCTTATATCTGGTAATCACTCATACTACGCTAATATAGCTACAGCAATGTCTGGTGGATGGTGTCCAATAGATGCATTTGATTCAGTATCTAATGCTTACATGGTATATTCTGGAACAGCTATATATGCACCAACTACATCTAGATGTTATTGTATAGTAACACAAGTATTAGTCGGCTCTGGTGCTACACAAGGAGAAAAGGCAGATAGGACAGCGACATACGTTTATAGCGAAGTATAGTGCTAATAATTAGCACAATTGTAAGTAATAATGTTATTAAACTATATATGGTAATTATATGGTCAAGAGTAACTATAGTGTAGTCGATAAGGCTTACGCAGCAGCTATGTTAGATGGTGAAGGATGGATGTATGCTAATCTTATAACAAGAAAGGATACAGGATGGTCAAATCCTGCATTTAAGATTGGTATAGCAAATAAATCTTTATCTATGCTTGAATGGTTAAAAGATAGTTTTGGTGGAAAGATTTATAATCAAACCTCTAATGGAGTGTATGCTTGGAATCTAACAAAGATATCTGAAATGTTATGGTTTTTAAAGAATGTGAGGCCATACATGAAGATAAAATGTAAAGTAGCTGATATAATGATAGATGTCTTAAGTAAAAGAGTTGATGGTATAGTTAATGGACATTACACTAACAGAATGACTAATCAAGAAAGGAATCTAATACTTAAGATTAAAGAATTAAATGAAACTCAAAGCTACTTGATATAAGTATAATATGTGATAATTCAGACGTACTCCAATTCAATGGTATGGCGTCAGGAATAAAATCCGCTAATGACTCAAAGACCTTTAGTATATTATTGGATTGCCCAATATTCTAATGGAACTGCATTACCACAATATGACCCTTATACGTTCCGTGAGAATTCATTTGGGGAAATCCAACAAGATAAGTTAATAAAATTTGGTTTATATCCATTTCCCAGAAATTTGGTAGATGGAATACGGAAGAAGAATAATGATAGTGTTGTATCTATTCCTTTCCTTCCAATATATGAGATTAATTTAAATAAAAATAAAAGACTTATACACTATAGAGATGTCTTCATAAGTCAAGAAACATATCATAGATGTGGTAAGTGTAATAAAGAATTCTCATATTCACCTAAGACAAGTAAGTCTTTAGACTCTGTATTGTCTTCTCCAATATGTCCCCATTGTGGGGCACATGACTTATATATTTGTAAGTCTTGTAAGAAGATATATCAGAGATTTGAGGATGCTAAACGTGGAATGTGTGAATGTGGGAGTCATTTAAATAAGGAAGTTGTAACTTCCAGACAGTATAATAAAGAGAGAAGATGGATATATTATTATCTTGGGTACCAAACACTTATAAATGGTATTAACCATAAGGTACTTATGCGTATCCAAGAGAATGGTGATTCATTAATACTCTAGGGAATATACCAATAGCTCCAGTCTAATGCACAATATCTTTCATTTTAGACCCCAACATCGCTTAGATTGTCTTTGAATATTCCTATGTACTTCTATGTTACCTATTACGATTGAGTTGATAAAAGATGTCCTTTAAAGATACCAAAGTGGATGACACTGATATCATCCTTGCTCAAGATTGGAACGATTTAGTAGATTATACTGAAGCTATATCCAGTCAAACATGGCCTCTTAGCGTAAGCTATGATAGTCACTCTGGAAATAAGGATATACATTTCCCATCATCCCAACTTACTTCCTGGATTAATGGTTTATATCATCCATCTGCACAAGGAGACTTTCCATATATCTCAACTCAATCATTATCATCAAATACAATATTATCTACAACAGTTGATATCGTAGATAAAATACGTTCTAAACTACAACCTGATGCTACATTCATAGACTTAAACACAAATGATGTTGATATTTATACAAATAGTTACAGTATGATTAAGTTTGATGGAGGAATCACTCCACATACTGTAATAGGTAATATAAATGGAGATACTGAGGGAGATAATCATAGAGTAGACTTTAAATGGATTCAAAATGCATCTGGTGGACCTACTATGTTCCACATAAATAGTAAAAGTGGCAATATAGCAGTGGGTAAAGATGTAGATGACAGTGGATATACTTTTGATATTAATGGTTCCTTATATGCAAATAATATATCTTCACAATCTATATCCAGTTCATCAATTAAAGGAAATCTATTAAATATATCAACTGGATTTGCTCAAGTATCATCTCTTAGTGAAATACCTCATGGTTTATCAAGTATTCCTTCTTATGTAAATGTAACACCTAGTGGCAATTCTATCAATTTTGGTGTATCTTGTAAAGTGGATGCCACTAATATAACTGTAGACCTTACCATACATGGTAAGAGAGATGTATATTGGGTTGCACATTTGTAACCTTATGTAATATAAAAAGAGGAAAACATGCCAATACCTTTTTTGGCACAAGAAATATCAGGTCTAGCTACTCCTACTTATGCTTCTGGTGGAGCTAATAAGGCATATGTTGATTTCATCTCAGGCGCTATCACTACATGGGTAACTGCTAACTTTTACGATGCAGAAGGAGATTTAACTGCCCTATTAGATGATGATTACGCTCCTAGTTCTGGATATCATACCCACATAACTGATACATCAATACATTATGCATCAGGTGGTTTAAAGAACTGGTTTGATGGTCTATATGCACCAACAGGAAC